GACACAACGTCATTTCTTACGACATACCTGTCATCGAAAAGATCTACCCGTGGTTTAAATGTACCTCCCTGGTTGTAGATACTCTTTTGTTATCACGTCTTTATCATTCAAACATGATGGAGGTAGATAAGCAATTAGATAACAGCCGTATGCCACTACAACTACGTGGTAGACACTCACTTGAATCCTACGGTTACAGATTAGGTGAATATAAAGGTGAGTTTGGTAAGACCACGGATTGGAAAGAGTGGTCACAAGAAATGCAGGACTACTGCATACAAGATGTCAACGTAACTAAAACACTATGCGATCACTTCCACCCCTACCTGAGTGGGTCGCGCTAGAGCACGAAGTCGCAAAAATCCTTACTAAACAAGAACAACATGGCTGGTATTTCGATGAGAGGGCTGCATGGGAACTTGCATCGTCTCTCCAACAGGAACTTCAAGATCTTGAAAAGGTACTTCGCACACGACACGCTTACGTCGCAGGAGCTGAGTTCACTCCAAAACGAGATAACAAAACTAGCGGCTACATCAAAGGTGCCAGATTTACTCGACTAAAAGAACTAAACCCTACATCTCGCGATCATATCTCATGGATATTGCAAACATTTTATGGCTGGATTCCGAAGCAGATGACAACTACTGGGAAACCAGTTATCGACGAAGTTATTCTGACAGAGATTGCATCGGAGATTTCTACGATGTTTGCGAGATGTTTGACGGTAACCAAAATGCTTGGTCTCCTCTCGAACGGCACGAACGCTTGGCTGAGGCTGAGTACGACGTCTAATCGCATCCATCATCATTGTTCAGTTGCTGCATCTACGCATAGATGTTGCCACCGAAAGCCAAACCTTTCCCAAGTTCCTAGTGACAATGAATTTAGAAAGTTATTTACAGCATCCCCTGGTCAAGTCATGGTGGGTGCCGATCTTAGTGGTATCGAACTTAGGATGCTCGCCCATTACCTTGGACGTTGGTCTTCCGAATTCGGAGATACCCTCATTAACGGAGACATCCACCAAGCTAACGCAGATGCAGTCGGTGTTGAAAGACGAGCTGCGAAACGATTGGTCTTTGCCTGGTGCTATGGAGCAGGTGATGAAAAAATAGGTCATAGTGTTGACCCACAACTCTCATCAGCTAAAGCTAAAAAGCAAGGCAAAGAAATACGAGCAGCATTTGTAGCAGCTATCCCTGGTATGTCTCAATTATTAGACAGTATCAATATAGCTGCTAAACGTGGCTGGGTTAAATCAATTGATGGTCGGAAGATCATTCTTGATAGTCCTCACAAAGCACTGAACTATTTGCTTCAGTCAGGAGCCGGAGTTATTGCTAAGCGTTGGCTCGTTATCAATCAACAAAACATTAAACAACTAGGGCTGTGTGCATCACAGCTCGCATTTATACATGACGAATTACAGTTCGAGTGCGAACCGAGAGACGCAAAAGACTTGGGTTCATCCTTGGTACTTAGCGCAGCAGAAGCTGGAGAGTTCTACAAACTTCGAGTGCCGATCGCAGCAGAAGCAAAAACCGGAGTCAACTGGGCGGAGGTACATTGAGCAGGACTGACGACAGTAGAACAGGTGACATTAGTGAATCTATAGTAGAAACAGGAGCTTGGCTAAGAGGTGCTGAAGTTTTTCCTAACAAAGGATGCACTGGTGCTACAGATATTATCTTAAAAATCAAAGGAATTTTGGTTGAGATCGATGTTAAAACCGAAACCCGTAAGAGCTGGAAAGGTAGAAATTGGTGGGGTATACCGAAATCCACTAAAGTTGAAGGTGTCTATATGGTAGTCGTTAATCCTGTTACACATAGAATAAGATGGCGTAAAAGCGGCAGAGGCAGAAGTCAAACAATTGATTGTCCACTAGGTTTGGAGGATTTCTGGGATTGAAACTACTGGTAGACGCAGACTTTATTGTCTATAAATCCTGCGCTGCCGCTGAAACAGAAATCAATTGGGGTGATGATGTCATCCTAGTAACCAGTAGGTTCAGTGCAGCGTACAACAATGTTCTAAAAGAACTAAATAGAATTAGAAATACATTTATGTGGGATGAGCCTGAGCTGATCCTATTCTTTAGTGACTCAAAGAATTTTAGGAAGAAAATTTTTACCGAATACAAAGGTCACCGAAATCGTAAGAAACCGTGTGGCTATCGAAGAGTTATTAAAGAACTAACTAATGAGTATGAAGTAATCAGGATGCCAGAGCTGGAAGCTGATGATGCCATGGGTATCTACGCTACTGATAACCCTGGCAACATTATTGTTAGTCCTGATAAAGACATGCGTCAGATTCCTGGTCGTCTTTATAACTTTGACGAGACAGTAATGATCACACCTGAGGAAGGTGCTAAGTGGCATCTTATTCAGACACTTGCTGGTGACCAGACAGATGGTTACAGCGGTGTCCCTGGCATTGGTGTGAAACGTGCAGTTGCTTTGTTTGATAACGACGGGTACAGCTGGGAGACAGTCGTCAAAGCATTTGCTGACAAGGATCTTGGTGAAGACGCTGCCTTAATGAACGCACGCTTAGCACGAATCCTTACCAGTAATGATTATGACTCAATCAATAGAACCGTTATTCCTTGGACCCCCAGCTCCTGTTACACAGTTGACGATGGAGCAGGAGTTCAAGATGAGGAGACTAGATGATCTCCTACCCAAAGCTGACAAAGAAGATCTAATCACTATCTTTGTTGCTTTACAACGACAGAACTTTGTCCTTTCAAATACTGTTAGTAACTTAGTAAAACAATGGCCAACCACCCTACCCACTACTGTCGCGGATCAATAGAAGTCTGGGACTTTATTCGCGATCAAGGTCTCAATTATCATCGAGGTAATGCAATTAAATACATTTGCAGAGCCGGATTCAAAAGAACTGGAACCGAGATTGAAGACATTAAAAAAGCTATCCACTACCTTGAAGATGAACTACATGCACTGCAGAAAAATGAGCCTGAGCGACCAAGCTCAACAATTCCGTTCCGCGTACGGCGTCCAGAATGGGATGAAGAATCGCACGATGCAATTAAATTTGATCGCTGAAGAATATCAAGAGTTTCGCATGTCAATGCGTGAGGGATTTGCTTCTGAATTAAAGGAGCTAGCTGACCTTGTATATGTCTGTTTTCAATACGCCGAAAACATGGAATGGGATTTAGAGGAAGCTTTGGATCGTGTCCATGAATCAAACATGTCCAAGCTTGGACTAGATGGTAAGCCCATCCGCCGCTCAGACGGCAAGGTCTTGAAAGGACCTAAATACCAACCACCTAATTTGACTGATCTTGTTAATGGCTGAACTTATTTCTAGAACTGGACGTGTCCAATCTTGGATCGATGATCCAGATGGTCGTCTTCCCGTGTCGTGCACGGTATTTGTAGTTGAAGATTCAATGGAAGGTTCTGATGGGCTGGAAGCTAGCTGGAGGTTCGCCAGTCACGCCCTCAGAAATGGAGCAGGAGTTGCCATCCACCTCAGCAAACTCCGACCAAAAGGAGACGATAATGGCAAAGGGCTTGTTGCCTCTGGTCCTGTCTCGTTCGGGAAAATCTATTCTACTTTGAATGAGATTTTAAGACGGGGTGGGCGTTATAAAAATGGTGCAATTGTTTTACATCTTGATGCAAATTCTGCTGACATCGAAGAGTTTATTGATGCACCACGTGAACAACTACCTTGGGTTAAACGTTGTGTTGATATTACTCAAGAATGGTGGGATGAGCTGAAGGATGTTACACGTATCAAACTTATTGAAGGGATGAAGCGTGGCGATATTTGGCTAAACAAAGTTAAATACGACAAAGAAGGAGAACGTATCTATGGCAATGTCTGCCTTGAAGTTTACTTGCGATCACGCGGAACGTGCTTGTTGCAACATATCAATCTCGCAGCCTGTGAATTCGACACAATCAATACCGCTTTTGTTCAAGGTATGCAGGAATTGTGTCTACTCCACGCTCGAACTGGTGTCGACAATAGTGGAGAATACCTCTCACCTGAAACCGACAGACAAGTTGGACTCGGAATGCTCGGACTTGCCAACCTCCTACGAAGGTACGGTATAACCTACAAACAATTTGGTGATGGACTAGAGCAATATGTCAATGGTGAAGTGAAAGCATCACCTGCTTATGAGCTAGCTAAGTGCCTTGCTGAAGGCATTGATGCAGCTGCTGCTGTAGCTCGTGCCCATCGTATGGTCCGAGCTTTCGCTATCGCACCCACAGCGTCTTGTAGCTATCGCTCACAGGACTTGGATGGCTACACATCTACCCCTGAAATTGCACCACCTATTGCACGTACTGTTGACAGAGACAGTGGCACATTTGGTGTACAAACATATAACTACGGTGACGTAGAAATTGCCTCTGCAGTCGGATGGGAGGCATTCAAGAAAGTATCCGACAACATTATGATTTTGTTGGATAGGACTGGACTTCTTCACGGATACTCTCAGAACTGGTGGTCAGATATGGTCACCATGGATAATGGGTTTATTGAAGAGTGGCTGCAATCGCCCCAGACATCCCTTTACTACAGCCTACAAGTAATGGGCGACGTACAGGATAAGTCAAGCGCGTATGCAGCTTTGGATGAAACTGAGGTCAACGATTACTTGGAGGATCTTTTAAAAGAACCTGAATGTGATTGTCAAGAATGAACCCTTATCAGAAACTACTAAACAGAAAAAGAAAATGGACACCAGTACAGGTGAGTGCTGGTACATGCAAGGAAGGTGCGGAGGCGACGATACACCGTGCACTTGCCTTGAGACATATGGAACTACCTGTGGGAGATTTTATCCGTGATGCGTTGGCTACCGAAGTACCAGAGGCGGCGCGTAGCCTCCTTCAATCCAATATCACAGACGAAGAAAATCACGACGTCGCACTTGGTTACATTGCCAATGCTTACGGTGTTGATGAAAAGGCTGAGGCTGAAGCGCTTCGGCTACGTGAAGCTTGGATGGCACATCCTGATCACACGATTACCAAAGCGATGGTTGCCGAGCGTGCGATTTTCTTCGTTCTTCTACCATTCTTCCGCTTTACTGGTGACGCTGGAATGAGAACAACATCTGCAGATATAAGTAGAGATGAACAAATTCATGTTGCTACCAATAGTCTTGTTTGTCGGGAGCTGGGGCTTAATATCTCTCCTAGTCTTGATAAGCTCCGCTTGGCCACGATTAACTGGGTGATGCAACCATTAGGTCGTAGCTCAGATAAATATTTGGACAAACAATTTTGGCTTGACTCTAGTGATCGCTTGATGTACGAGGGTAAAGCACCACAACTTTCTGAAACTAAAGCAGGACGTATGCCTGCATTCTTTGAGCACAGTAATGTTAACCTCCCCCAATATGCTTGAAACAATGGGTATGGAACTCCGCGCCTTAAGTATGCAAATG